ACGACCTTCATTTCACCGAAGTAAACAGTGACGTTACAAAACTGATCCAGATGATCCGGGAACAGGCACCCGATGCTGCCTACTTCAGACTTACATCATAACACCATGAAACACATACTTTTAACCATCGCTTTGGGTCTCAGTACCCTCACCGCTCAGGCACAATGGAAAGCCGAGCGCCTCGACAACCCCATCGACGGACCCTACGTCATCGCCTACACCCCTACGGTAAATGGCGCTTGGCTCAAGATGTTCCAGTATCGGGTCGACTCTGTGTATGCAGCAGTCGGCTTGATACTCGGCGGCGGGTACACCTGCACCGACAATCCATCTATCGAGCTCGCCCTCAAAGTAGACGGCACCTGGGTCAAGTATTCGCTTACCGGATTGACGTCAAAAGACAAGGAAAGGGTTTACCTGACTACCGATATCCTGGGTACCTTCGGTAATGACTTCGCCAAAGCCAGTCAGATTATGATCCGGCTTGACGACGAACACTGCGGCGTTGACAATCACACATTCTCCATGGCTGGCAGTGCGGCCGCTCTAAAAATCATGACCAAACCATTATGACAATCGTCCAAATCAAACCCGAAGACTTCGGTCTCACATCCGAAACCGCTGCCAACATCGCAGCCCAGTTCAAGCCCATGCTCGCCAAGATGGAGGAGCTCGAGAATGAGTTCAACGAGGTGGTGAAGATGCCGCTGGCAGAACCATCCACTGAGAAAGCTGCCAACGAGCTACTGCGCAAGTACGTCAAGGTGCGTACCGGTACAGCCGCCATCCATAAAGAGCAGAAGGATTTCTACCTGAAAGGTGGTCGCTTTGTTGACGGTTGGAAGAACGCCCAGCTTATGGCGTCCCACGGTAAGGAAGAAGCGCTCGAACGTATTGTCAACTACCGCAAGGAGCTCGAAGCTCAGCGTATCCAGAAGTTGCAGGAGGAACGTGCCGAACTCATCGCCCGATATGTCGATGACACCACCGCCCTTGACCTCGGTCGCATGAGTGAGGAGACCTTCCAGACCTACCTGGCTGGCGCCAAGAAGCGCAAGGAAGATGCCGAAGCACTGGCTCGTGCTGCTGAGGAGGAGGTGCGTTTGCAGAAGGAACGCGACATCCTGCATAACCAGCGACGTGACAAGATCATTCCCCTCTGGCGCTTCATCCCGGAGGTGGTTCGAGCCATGCGCCTGGACACACTGAGTGATGAAGAGTTTGCCAAGGTGTTCGCCCAGGCTGAGCTGGATCTGGCTGCTGATGAACGTGCCAAGGAAGAAGCTCGTGCTGAGGCCCAACGCCTTGCGGCAGAGAAAGTTGAGGCCGACCGTAAACGCCGGGAAGCAGAGGCTGAGGCAGAGCGCCTTCGCAAAGAACAGGAAGACCGTGATCGGGCTATCCGGGTCGAGTCTGAGCGCAAAGCTGCCGAGGAAGCCCAGCGCTTGAAGGAAGAAAAAGCTGAGGCCGAGCGTCGGGCTAAAGCTCCTATTAAGGAGAAGATGACGCAATGGGTCTCAGAGTTCACCATCCCTACAGCCCCATGCGAAAACATGATTGTATTCGACATTGAGGCGAAGTTCGAAGCGTTCAAAAAGTGGGCACTTACTACGATTTCTCAATCATAAGTACTACATTCGCACCATGAGCAGCACAAACTTTCGCAACATCAACCGCGCATTCAAGCGTGGTCACATCGTACTCATCCCCAATGGGCAGCGCGGTACCAGCATCTTTCGCAGGGTGAAATCTTACAAGGCAGGCGGCGGAGATCACTCCCGTTGGCCGAAAGATCTGCAGCTCTTCTACAACGACGGTGCCCTGCGCAAGGATGCGCTCAGTACCCCGCAGAAGTGGGCGCCGTTATGAGCGAGACCTTTAGAAAGGAGGTGGTTACTATGAGGTAAGCAATCGTTTATTTTTTTACAAGTTAGAAGTACAATAGAGTCGGAGGCCCAAACGATACCAACGTGGTGGGTGTATTGAATGGGTCTCCGATCTTATTATCTAGTCAGGTGGCGGAATTGGTTAGACGCACCGAGTGAGCGGCGGAGGTAATAGTCAATAACTCCTTGCAGGTTCGAATCCTGTCCTGACTGCAATACAACAACATCATGACAACAACAAGAGAATACAACCCAGAAGAGGATCTCCTCAATGATTACGACAATCTTCCCGAAGAGGTGAAGGCAGCGCTGTCCCGTTTCGAAGATCGGGAGCAACAAGACATGGACGGTTACAGGAACTGCGATCAACTCATCGCAGAACTCGAACCGCTCGGGTACACTATCGATTACTATCTGGACGCTGAACCGTTTGATTTGAGGAAGATAGGAGGTGATTCATGACACCACTCGACCAATTCGCCTGGATGGGCGAAGTAGATTTCGACACTAGAAAGGTCGTCGATCTGCTGAAGAAGAACCCGGTCATGTTCCTGAGCTGGGACGTGCGCAAAGTGCACATTACTGAGCGGCAGGTCGCACTTCGTGTGTTCGGAACTCGGTTCAAGGGGTGGGTGCTTATCACTATGGCTACCGATCTGACATACTGTGTCGAATTTTACAGTAGCCATGGTAAGTTGAAGCACCAGTACCGCAACATTACCGATGAGAGCATCACGCACACAATTGACCTGCGCATCGAACATCTGCCGGCGGGTATAAAAGAAACACCGGACATCAATGTTCCGGTCACAGAAGACTTTGATTGAAACAAATATGGAATTCATATACCTAATCCTACTTATGACCGGCGCATCGCTGCTGTTTGCAAAATGGCTCGGTCTCATCGACATCCTCAAAAAGCAGGAGCCCAAAGTTTCGGTCTCAGACAATCCCCTTGGAGAGGCCTTCCACTACTACCTCGACAAATCCGATGACGGTACCTGGCTGATCAAACACTCGGTGTACGATTACCGCTTCACAGCCGGTAAGAGCAAGCCAAAAGCTCAGAATGTTATTTTCAGATTGAACCAATCTCACTGGCCTATTGTCGAACAACCCGAACTCAACATCCTTCACATTTGCTTCGATCTCAACGAGGAAGGATTCGAAATCATAAACCTAAACTGAACCAATGGAAAAACAACACTATGTCGCCATCCGCGACGATGGAGCAATCCTAGGAGTTATTCTCGGCGCCCGGGAAAAAGAAGTGAAATCGAATCTGCGAGCTGCCCTGGCTTCCAGGTACCAGGTACACACTTCACACTTTACCTTCACCTCATTCGAAGCGCATGGTTCGGATTATCGAGCCGTAGTTCATATCCCCGCAGATGCAGGGACTTTTGAAAATGAGGAAGAAATTCACCTTGAAGCTGTAACTGTCCACGGAAAAGTATGAAAAAGCCCATAACGTTTAAGCAGGTAGCCCACCTGTACCTCGGTTGCCGTGTCCTTGACTTGGTAACTGCCACCCACCATCGCCTGCAGATGATCGGTATCGACGATCCAGCACCTCTCCTGGTCAACGGCGAGTGGCGCTCTTTTGACGAGATCCAGCCGGTTCTCTTCTCGCGAGATGACCTGCCGGTGTTCATCACAGAAGCGAAAAAGAAGCTCGATCAGGAACACCCTGAGTTTTGGGCTCACCTTACGCTGTTCTACTGCAGCAAGGGTGTGGATTGTTTTGGTCTCCTCGAAAGTGGAGAGGCTGTTCTGAGACCCAACATAACCAAGTTCTCATGATACGCATTTTTATACCACTGACACTGGTGCTTGTTTTCTGCGGTTGCAGCATGGAAAAGCGCTGCGCAAGAGCAGCCAAGAAGTGCAGCGACTACTGGATCCAGCAGCCGCCGGACACTATCCTCACTATCGACACGGTTAAGATCCCAGGCGCTTCCACACAGCTCACCTTTGACTGTGACACTATCCACGACACCGTCAAGATCTCCGAAGGTAATGCCACGCTCACGCTCTGGAGAGATTCCAGCGGTCGGATGAATGCGGATTGCAACTGCGATGACACCTTCTACCTGGATACAGGCAAAGTGATCCGAGTCCCAACCCCTTCGGTACCTGTAGAGGTGACACCCAAGTGGGTAAACCCCACAATGTGGGTGCTCAGTTTTGTGAGCTTTTTAATCGGTTATCACTTCTGTAGTATCCTCAAACGTAAAAAATAGTTATATTTGCCAACCACATGAGTAAAAAAACTTACAAAATCGACACGAACGTGATTGTGGAAGATAACCAGTCTTCCCGCTTTCCAGCCCTGATTGTTCACCCTGAATACCCGGGGGATCCGGAAAAACTTCTCGAAGTAGTAGCTAAAGCCATGAATGAATATGCCGACACCGTATCCGAATCAAAAGGCGCTTGATGCCATCTGGGGAGTCGTTTGCATGATCAACGGAGAGCAAGCGGGTCCGGTCAAAACAAGTCGGAAACAGGAGGAAGTAATCCTGCGCCATGTTTTCTGGACTATTGCAAAAGAAGAGACAACCGTATCGCTCAAGCAACTGGCCATGTACAGCGGAGTAGACCACCACACAAGTGTTTTGCACGGAATTCGTCGCGTTCGCAAGTCGTTGGAATTGACTGCTCGCGGTAAGTATGTTGAGCCGGCTGTTGCCAAACTGTATCTCGAGTCTCTAGAGGAGTACCTGATCTTAGATACACAAGGTGAAATTCCTCGCCCCAAGTATGAACAGACGATACTTGAACGTAAATATTCACTAACCAAAGGATTCCTATGAAGAAAAACGAAAGAGTCAAGGATCGATTCTCCAGGATGCATTTGTTCTGGACTATCCAAAGGAGGCGGATAGAGCACCGCCTGATGTTGCTCGGAGACCGAATCGAATACAGCAATGACCACCGCAAAGAAGTGGCAAACTTCAACAACCCTTTTAACCCATGAACAAGTTCGAACAGACTCAAAACCACCTGAAGATAGGTGGAGGCTATGCTACCCGCCAATGTTGGGCCGGTAACCGCAAGATCTACTACTTCTTACCGGTCGCCCATGGTGTGGAGAAAGTATCCCCGGACGGGCAGAGCATGCCAATGGTACCCTTCTATGCAGAGAGGGTAGGCGATGGGCCTCTGACCCCTTACATTCCCTCAGATGAGGACTTCAACGCCACCGATTGGCAGATCTTCCGTAAGACCTATGTCCAACATCTCTGAGAATCTTCTCTCGGCCGGCGAGGTCTACTTCACAAAGACAGGTGCTCCTCTTCCTCAAGAGGGGTACCTTGTCTACTGTGATTCCTGGGATGTTGACGTGTTCGTCAACACAACCGCAGAAGCCTTCATTCAGAAGCTCATCGACTCATTTGAGCACGAGTATTTTGAGTACGTGGTGCGCGTCTTCTTTGAAGATGAGCTGATCTGCTCCGATTACTACCTGTATTCTGAGACCGAATCAGATGCCTTGGAACACTGCATCGAAAACAACGAATCCACTTACTACGATATCGCCAATCAAGAATACTTACCGACATGACAAAACCGACAACAACCCACTGCGCCAATTGTGGCGGAACCAAATTCAAAATTGCCGATTCCTTCATTTCCATCGCAGAAATGCGAGAGGATGGATTGGTGATTGTCCCTGAAACCTCAAAAGGTACTCGAACAGTCACCTGCACTCGTTGCGTTACGCCTTATACTTTTCCCGTAAATGTTTTCCCCTCTACTCACCGATGAAAAAGGCAATTGGTTACATCCGCGTCAGCAGCGATATGCAGGCTGAGAAAGGGACATCACTCGACAACCAGCGCGAACGCATCGCAGATCTCGCCAGGAAGAAAGGATACCAGCTGATCCACATCTACGAGGATGCCGGCTTCAGCGGTAAGACAACCAATCGCCCGGCATTCCAGGAGATGTTCAACCACATCCGCCAGGGTGGAATCGATGCGCTGGTCGTGTGGCACTCCACCCGATTTGCCAGGAACCTGCGCGACTTCATCAACCACCGTACCGAGCTCGAAAAACGCAACGTCGTTTTCTACTCTGTGGAAGAACCGGAAGTGAGCGGTGCTTCCGGCAAAGCGATGAGGAACCTGATGGCCGTATTCGCAGAATTTCAATCAGACCTTACCGGCGAGCATACCCGCTCAGTCAAGGCAAACCTCAAGAAGAACATGCGCGTGTACTGCGCGTACCCCCCGCTCGGTTTCAAGAATCAGGATGGTATCCTGGTTGTTGATCCGGGGCAGATGAAAATTGTGGAGCAGATCAAGTCCTACTACAGGGAAGGTCTGAGCCCCAACCGCATCGCATACAAACTCAACCTCGCCGGCATTCGTGGTGCCAAGGGCGGGCGTTTCAGAGCAATCACAATTCAGAAAATATTGAACAATGGCATATACAATCAAAAAAGTTGAAACCCGCAAGCAGAGGTGGGATCGTGACAATCTCCAAAGCGCGATCGAAGAGATCACCGGGCTGGAGCGTGAGATGTGGGAAACTACGCGGTCAAAGGACAGGACAATCGTCAGAGTCCGTAGGATGTACATCTACCTGTTGAAAACGATCCTGGACTATTCCGACTGGCATATCGTTCAGCTGATCAGCGACAGCACCGCGCAGAATCAAATTTCCCGGGCCATGAAACTCATGCGTGAGGAATTGGCCTCAGAAGAAAACACAACAACCAAACAAGAAATAGAAGCCATCAAGAAGAACTATGAAGCAAGACCTCCGTACAATTTTGACACGATTGCTTGATAAGGCAATCCCCGAGTGGCGCAGCGACGATGAACTGAGAACCGCCCTGCACAACCTTACGGCCTCAGAACTTTTTACGCCTCCGAGCGTCGAAGAGGTTACAGAATACTTGCGCTCTCTCAAGGTACTCCACCCTGAAGAGAACGCCACCAAGTTCTGGAACTTCTACGAAGCGAAGGGGTGGATGATCGGTAAGAACAAGATGAAGAACTGGAAGTCGGCAATCAAAACCTGGGACATGCCCAAGAGAGGAATGGTGGTATGATGTTCAAAATCAACGACAATCTCGAATTCGTCCGGGTCAACCTGATCAAGATCAAATTGCTCCTGGTTCTCAGCATACTGCTCAACGTTACCCTGGGGCTGCTGTTCCTTTTGCAAGAGCAGAAGATACTCAAGGTGCCTCACTACATCCCGACGATCCAGGGGGTGGTGGTAGACCATGATATCGAGCTGAATGATTCTGCGCTGGCTGGCGCGCTGCATGAGCACGGTTGTGTCCTGCCGGCAGTAGCAGTTGCCCAGGCGAAACTCGAGAGCGCGAACTACAGCTCCGCAGTGGCCATTGAGAACAAGAACCTATTTGGTATCAAGTTCCACCGGTGCGAACATGTCAAGGGTGAAAATAGAGGCTTTGCTTCCTACAACTCATACCGAGACAATATCCTGTGTTATATTCACGTCCAGAACAGCTACCTCAAAAACATCGATGGAGTGTATGCTGAACCTGGTTATTCTGACTTCATCAAAGCAATAAAGAAATGAGCAAACCAAAAATCCCGTTGTGGGGCAAAGTACTCATGCACATCCTCTGGACGTCATCAGCTGTGGCTTTCTTCCTATCCTTCTTACTCGGTATCATATGCGGAATCTTTTTCTGAAATACATAGAGTTTGTACGCAATCAAAACCCAACAAGCTGGTGGGATTTTGCTTTCGGCGTAATTGCAATACCGGGGAGTTGGTTGATGGTACCTGTCGTGTGGCTGCACTTTGACCTGTTTCGTAAGCTGGGTATAGAATCTCCTTTCCCATGGTGATCAACAAACTGATAGCGATGGGCATGGACCTCCGGGGGAAGTATTCCGGAGATGTCAAAACACACTGCCCCAAATGTGCCTCCACCCGGAAAAAGAGCGGTGATCCGTCACTCTCGGTAAACGTGGACACCGGTGTCTGGAAATGTCACCACTGCGGATGGACCGGTTCGGTCAATCAGTATGTGAGACCCGAAGCAAAGAAACCGGTCGAAACGCCGGCAATCTTCAAATTCTTCGAGAAGCGGGGTATTGATCGGGCCACTGTCGAATACTTTCGGGTCTCAGAATCCATGGAATGGATGCCGCAGGACCAGAAGGAGCACAAGGTAATCTGCTTCAACTACTACCTGGGCGGCGAACTGATCAACATCAAATTCAAGACTGCTGACAAGAAGTTCAAGATGGTCAAGGATGCGCAGAAGACCGCGTTCAACATTGATGCCATCAAGAACTCTGAGTACGCGATTATATGCGAAGGTGAGGAAGAGGTAATGGTGTGGCACCAATCCGGACTCAAAGCAGTTTCTGTCCCCAACGGCGCCAGCAAGAACAACAACAACCTCGACTGGTTGAACGCGGTGTATGACGATTACTTCGACGGGAAGAAGATCTACATCGCCACTGACAACGATGAGCCCGGGCGCAAGCTCAAGGATGACCTGATACGCCGCTTCTCGGACCAGGACATCTACCTTATTGAGTTTCCGGAAGGTCAGAAGGATGCCAACGATTGCTTGTTGGCGTATGGTCAGGAATTCCTGACGCGACTCTACAGCGACGCAAAACCGGCACCTATGGAAGATGTCAGTACCTCTTCCGACTACGAGTCGATTGTGCTGTCTTACCTGAAGGATGGCTATCCTGTGGGGGACACTGTCGGTATGATAAACACGGACGAGCACCACACTTGGTCTCGTGGTGAACTTGGTGTGGTTTCGGGTATTCCAGGGTGTTTCGATAGGTATCAACTTGTGCACACAAATCGCGGGGTGGTCCCCATTTCTGAGATTGTTGTTGGTGATTTGGTGCTCAGTTATAACGAAACACGTAACGTGAACGAGTGGAAAAGAGTTGTTGCTACACCTGTGCATCCAACAACATCAGATAGGATGTTCAAGATTACAATGAAGGATGGTACTGTAATCAAAGTGACCGAGAATCACGAGTTTTATCACCAAGGAGAATTTGTAAAAATCAAAGACTTACTGGTACAGCGGTTTGGAAAAACTAAGATTAACACGTAATAAACATGGAAGCATCTACAATAAAACTTGCAGATATTGTATCCTGTGAGGTGATTGATTGTGAGGAAGTTTATGATCTGACCATCGAAGACAACCACAATTTTTACTTGGCTACAAACAGCTACCCAATTTTGGTACACAACTCCGGCAAAAGCACATGGCTCGACTACATGTTCATTCGCCTGGCTGTCAAGAACAACTGGCGCTTCGGTCTCTTCTCCCCGGAAAATATCCCACAGCTGAAGCTGGTGCGGATGGTAGAGCAGCTGACAGGTAAACCACTCAACTCCCTCAACCATGGTATGATGCAAGCTGCGTTGGATTTCCTCGGGCAGCGTTTCATATTTTACAACACCGAGAAGATTGAGGATTACAGCTTGACCAACCTGCTGCGCATTGGCAGCAAAATGGTTACCAGGGCCGGTGTGGACTGCATCTGTCTGGATCCGTTCAACTACATTGAAATGGATGGTGATGAGCAAGATCACACTCAGAAGATTGGTGGCCTGTTGCGCAAACTCAAACTATTCGCTGTCAAACACAACGTGCTGGTGGTACTTGTGGCTCACCCCAGAAAGATGGATAAAACTGGTAACCACTACAACGTACCAAGGTTGTACGATATCAGCGGCAGTCACCACTTCTTCAACGTACCAGACTGGGGACTTGTTGTTCACAGAACATACAACGATGGGGTTCATGACCCGGTCCAGGTCCACATTCAGAAACACAAGTATCACTTCCGAGGTAAGCTAGGTTCTGTCGATTACTATTTCGACAGAGGCACCGGCCGATACTCAGAAGATGGCAATTACGACACTCTATTCAATGCTAGGCCCACTGACGAAAACAATGCGCAAAATCTGTTCTCACCACTACAGGCGTGGAGAGCGGATTAAAGAGTTCAACATTCCTCCATCCTTCCTGCACTTCTACCCTTCCGGAGTCATCGCCTACAGGGATCAGGTAATCCCGGTGGTCTCCGAAGGATGGGTTGTTGTCGATGGGACTCAGATCCTTGAGATGCAAACTGCCGGAGGCCCAACCTTTACCCTCAACATCACATACAAACTACTATGATCAGAGTCTACGATATCGAGACTTTTTACAACTGCTTCACCTATACCGACATCGATCCGGATACCCGGGAAGAAAAGGTGTTCGTGATGTCCGATTACCGGGACGATTCAGCCGCGCTGTACGAGTACCTGGACATGCTGTGCGCCAAAAAAGCCGGCATGGTTGGTTTCAACAACCTGGGCTTTGACTGGCCGGTACTGTACAACATGCGCCAGCGGAATCTGGACAGTGGATACCAGGTGTACAACATGGTCCAGAACGAAATCATCACTAAGGGTAATCACTTCGAGGAGAAGCGACCGGACGCCCCACAATGGGTCCGCCAGCTCGATCTGTACCTGCTGAACCATTACGACAACCCAAGCCGGAACACCTCGCTGAAAGCGCTGCAGGTATCCATG